TGCAGCCGCGGACTTTAAGATCAACACCTCTGTACTTGAAGGTGTCAACAATAAAATCAAGCAAATTAAGCGACGAGCTTATGGCTTCCGAGACGATCAGTACTTTTTCTTAAAAGTCAAGGCCGCGTTCCACGGACTTCCGAGATGAACCGAAAAAAAGGGGGAGCCTCCTTGTGGAAGCTCCCCTTTGTTCACATCTGAGAGGATCTTCGTCGGTCGATCCAGTGAAAAACCTCGCCTGCGTACCACCTCTTCTCGCGTGATCCGAGATATACCGGGGCAGGGAAGGACTTGTCTGCGATCATCGACCTGAAGACCGAGCCGTCAGGCGGAAAGCCCGTGAGCGCTGCGATGTCTCGCGTCGAGAGCAGGCCCTTGGGGGCGGCGGCCCGGGCGATCAGGCCTGCGGCACGCTCGACGATGTCCTTCTGCATGCCGTCTGTCAGTGGAAGCGTCGTCATCGGTTTTCTCCTATCTCAGGAAACTGGCATGCGACCCGCTTTCGGATGTCCCCTTTCATCTCGACTGGCATTCCTCGTCCTCCTCGTCTCTCAAAACTCCTACCCAACACTCCATCGGGAAGGCAACCCAACGCAGTTTTCCCTCAAAGTGGAGTTGCATAGCCCAAGACAAACCGTACTCTTTGCCTCCCGGCGTTTGGTTCGCCACAAGCCGTAGGTTTTTCTCGCCCTTGCGGATGTCCTCCGCGGAGATCCCCTGCTTGAGCAGGCTTTCATACGTTTCTTTGTTGAGTTTCCCTGATCCCTTTATCATTCCTCGTCCTCCTTGATCTTCGATAGCAGGAACGTCTTGAGCACGAGTGCTGCATCCTCTTGTGAAACCTTGCGCACGTCATCGGTAACCTTCTGGAAGATCGGTTTTGCTGCTTGGTTCAAGATGACGCAGTTGCGGGCTTTCTCGTTCGTCGTGAAGTTGACTTCATAATGCCTGCCGTTCACGTAGAATCCGTAGCCCCACATATTCTGAGCGCCCGTAATTTCGCAGTTGAGACGCCGCATCTGTACCCCTGTCCACTCCGTTTCGGCCTTTTGGAAAGCCTTTGCGTCCTTCGCTGCCCGCAGGATCGAATTCGCGATTTGCTCGGCTTCGTAGTGCCACATGTAGGCGGGGTATCCTTCGCCGGAGACAAGGACGCGAATTGACGTTCCTTCACGCGTAATCAACGCTGTATAGTCGCGTTCATCATCGTTCGTGTTGTCGTAGTAGTCCTTCTCCCACGGCGTGCCGACGATCTCTGCAATCGCGTCCTGAGCGGCGGCATCAATTTTTACTGTCTGGCTCATTCCTCATCCTCCCACGGAGCATATCGAGCAGTCACATCCTCGCGTCCGAAGGCGTCCAATCGGCCGTCCCAAAAAATAGGCAGCCGGTGGAACGAGCCGAACGGGATGAAGTCGTGCCCGTCGAAAACCGCAAACCCCTGAAAAAGCGTCTTGCCGTAGTACGGTTCCGGTGTGCCAGTGTTTTGATCCTTTTCTTTGACTTCGAGCCTGAGCGGCAAGCCGCGCGGCGGCGTCGTGTCCGGGAAGTATTTCCATTGCGTCATGCTTCGTCATCCTCATCCCACGGGCGGAAGCGTTTTACAGGAAACGCAAACTCATAGTTTTCAAACGACTCTCCACTTGGGTATCGCCATTTTCCGTTTTCAAAAACAAGACATGTTTTCATTTGGTTGCATTCAACCCGCATCAAGACTCCCTCCGGCGGCTCGACTTCTGGGAAAGCGTTCCATCCGTGCGGGTTGTACCTGTGAATCTCTTCGACTTCGTCATCAAAGAAGGCCAGGTTGAACCGATGCAGGTCGAATCCTGGGCTTTCTAGCTTTTCACCGAACTCGACGAAGATCATGCCGTCGTCATGATTTGCGTGTTGGAGTCTCTTCGAGAAGTCTCCATCACTAAGTGCATCCAGTTGCACTTGAAGGTTCTTATCTTTGAGGCGGAACGTCATTCTTCATCTCTCCATTTCTTCAGTAGTTCTTCTTCCTCGATCCGATCGAGCTGCCGGTCGACCTTCAGCACTTGGCACTTGCCGATCTCTTCGGCAAGCTCAGGGAAGAGGAGCTCGAGTTGCTCGATCATGATCAGCGTGTCGGCGAACTCTTCGGCCATCTGCTTGAAGTGGAGTTTCGTCGGGCGTTGAGAGTAGCGCATGACGGCAGACGTGGCTTCGGAGAGCTCTTCAGCCGTTTTGCTCAGCTGGCTCATGGGGCCGTAGTGTTCGGCGATGCTGCGGAGTTTGCTGGCGTAGGTTGTCCGTTTCACTTGATCTCCTTTGCTTTCTCATGCTCGGCCAGGTCACTGGCTGACATCAGCTTGTAGGTGGTGATGTAGCGTCGGAGATCGAGGCGGGCGCCGAACTTTTCGTCAAGCCAGTTCTCGCCGTCCCACTTCACGATCAGTGTGAAGACGTCAGAGGGATTGTCGCGGGGCACGAAGCGCATGGCGTACATGCCGACGTTCTTCGGGATGATGAGCGGCCATTCGTAGGGATATGGGTCAATCATTTTTTACCTCTGTTTTCAGTAGAAAAACTCGGATGGTGTTGTCTGGCTGTTTCATGCACTTGCATTGAAAGCCGGTGAAGACAGGGCTTGCCAGATGCGGGTCAAGGATGTTGGAAGCACCATGGAACGCTCTATGGATTGCATTTGCTACGCTCGTGGTAGCCATGTCCTCGCAGTCGAAGATGAAGGTGTTGGAGAAGGGCTGCATGTCGCGTAGCTTCTTCAGAACGCGAGGCCATACGCTGAAGTCTCGAGGTCGACGCTTGATTGGACTTTCCTTGGCCGGTCGTTCGACCTTACGCTCGATGTGTGGCTCTTCAATGGCTTGTTTGTCCTCGATGCTCGTGAGGATGTCGTCATGGGCACACTCGAGACTTGAGACGGATCCAGCATCAAGACCGTATGCCGGGAGTCTTACGTACACTTCCAAGCCCGTCAGCGGATAGGTCGCTTTGATGAGCAGCCCCTTTTCGTCGATCGTTGGAGGGCATTTGGTCAGCTCGCTGACGATTTCCAAGAGCGCGATGCTGACGTAGCACGTCCTCTCTTCTGAGAGCTTTCCGATCATTCGTCCCATAGCTATCTCCTTTTCTTGGGGTTGGACAATTTGGCTGCAGAGTTGCAGGCCTCATCGTGAATCTTTTTCCGTAGTTCTCTGATGTCATCGAGCAGTAGCTGAACGGTGTACTGGAGACCTTCTGCCAAGCGTTCGCTTTCCTGAGCAGCGATGCTCATCTTTGAGAGGCTCCTTGGCTTGCCTTCTTGCCGGATGCTATAGATCTCAGAGAACTTCCTGATGAGGGCGTCTGCCTGGGCATTGATGGAGCAGGTGCGATCAGACAGGCGATCTGCGTGGATGCAGGGCGTTGAAGCCTTCGGTTTGATGGGACGCCATTCGGCGTAAAGCGGTGTCATCACGCTGCCCCCAAGATCACGTCATAGATGTAGACGGCGGAGCCGGCCAGGGCGCCGAGGAAGCTGCCAATGGCGACACCTGCCGCTGCGAGGAATACGACGAGCCCGACGAATCCAACGAGGAATTCGCAGAAGAGTAGAAAGTCTTTGAGCATGTTCTGGCTACAGATGGTTGGTTGATCTAGGTAAGCGCTCTTCCTGAGGGCTGACAATGCTCGGACGGAACCGGAACGAGCGAAGGGAGGAAGAGCGCTTGCCAAGATGCCCTCAATGAGGGCCGGAGGTCAGCAGATGTACTCGATGAGCTGTGGATGGTCTTTCGCGATTCTGAGGAAGACCATCTTTCGAATGTCGTCTTCAGTTGTGCTGGCCGGAACGGAGAAGCTGATGGGCATGAGGACTGTGCTGATCTCTCGACCGCTCCAGAGGTTGAAGGCCGTCATGCCGTAGCGCACGATCATGTGCGTCTTGAGGGTCTCGTTCGGAAAGTCCTCCATTGACCAACTCAGGCGATAGCCGACGCGACCGACCTCATGGATTTGCTCCCGGTAGACGATCATTCCGTCACGCATGCGGATCTCCTTTCAGGACAGATGAGGTCGATGTACTGCGGGTATTCATCGCAGATGATGCGGATGATCTTTTCAAGCGCTTCTCGACCGCTGATGTCGCATGCGACGTGAATCTTTCGTAGGGGTATCAGCTGCTCGATGTCCTCCAACGTCCTGAGGTCGAAAGAGTGAAGGTCGAAGATGAGGCGACAGAGCCGTCCCTCTCGTTCTCCGAGCCAGGTGAGGTTGTAGCCGACACCGTTGACATTGCGGATGCGACGACCTTGGGTAATGGGGTGTGACATTGAGTCCTCCAGTAGGTTCAGATGGCGCCGAGCATGAGGAGCGTCAATGCCGCCGTCGCTGGAATGGCCGCGAGTAAGACGAATCCAAATCGAAGCTCGCGACGGTCTTCTTCCTCGGAGCAGAGCGGTCCGCGGTAGTCCTGGTCCGGGGCGCCGAAGACGAAGCGGGAAAATGCCGGCGGAAGGTGGGCGACCATGCGAAGAAGCGTTGTCATTTGGAGCTCCTTTCAGGGGAGGTGAGAATGGGGGTGTAGACGTCGGGGTCAAACCAGTTTTCACGTAGAGTCACCACGGACGCAGATTCGAGAGGGTTGGCAGCGCCGATGGGGCCATCGCAAAGGCACACCACCAGCGACGGGTCAACCGTCTCTAGCGCCGCCTTCAGTTGACCGACAGTGAGGCGGCCATATTCGACGGCACGCGAGAGGCAGCCTCTGGTTGCGCGCTTATGGTTGAGCACGATGGCCTGCTTGCGAGCGGGTTTGTTGTCGGTGTTGTTCATGATGGATTCCCGAATTGCTGGGCTCTCCTCGCAGTGAGAAGATGGATGGTGAAGCAATTACCCAACCACTCACTGGAGGAGATACTTATGACTTCAAATGACAATGGCAAGAACGCGTTTACCAGCGATGAAGCGACGAAGATCATCTGCACTGCGCTTACGAACGGCTCCCTTGTGCTTCCGCTTAACAAGAAGCTTCAGGACCTTGGCCTTGTGCAGTTCGTCAAGCTTTGCGCCGGCAAAAACGTCATCAACGACGAGGACGACGTTGAAGAGGTGCTTCGGCAGGCGCTCATCCACTGGGAGGGCGAGAAGCTCGCGGCGTTTGCGCGCGCGGATGCTCTTTACCTTCTTGCTCTCCGGAAGGCGTTGACCGAGGGAATCACTGAGAAAGAAGCCCAGAGGATCCTCTTCTCTTGGGGCTAGTCGCCCGTGGAGCTCCTCGAGGGTGTCGAGGAGATCAGGGACCCCCATGCGGTAGCAGTTATTTCGGAACGACTTCACGAAGGCTGCGCATTGACTTTTCCAAATGTCGATCGCGGCCTCTTTGCTTATGCGCTTGATTTGGTCGGTCATGCCGCCCTCCTTTCTGACACGGACTGCTTCGCACCCGGTTCAAGGATCGGATCTAGGTTCTCGTCTGCGGCAATTGCACATACAAGTGCGGTGCGGGCGACAGTGTCAGCGAGAAAGCCGATCGAGAAGTACGTCTCGTCGCAGTAAATGCGTTCTGAGAGTGTCCAGGTCAGCAGGTCCTGCATGGCTGTCTTCTTGATGTCGAGGACGAGGCGGGAGTATTCGTCTCGGATGTCATCGCTAGGAAATGCGGGGGCGCCTGCGAGCTCTGCCGCCATTCTGGTCCGCACGAGCTTGTAGTACTCGTGCTTGCGGGCTAAGGCGATGTAGGGGCGCATGAAGGCGCTCGTCAGGGCAAGTTGGTCAGTGGTGTCGGTCATGAGGAAACTTCCAGTTGTTGTTGCCGTGAGGCAAGTTGCGCTTGCGGCGTGTGAAGGAATAATAGCGCTAAATTGATGGTTAGGCAAGTAAAGGTTGCCGATTGAGCAAGCGAATTTTCCCGTGGGCAACAAAAAACCCCGCCAGAAAGCGGGGTTTTTGAAGGAGTTTTGGGTTAGATCAAAGGACGTCTGCTCGGATCTGGAGGACTAGACGGCCGATAACTGTGATCGTATCGGCGATCTCCTTTGGGATGGTTTGCGGCGGGTACATCTTGTTGTCAGACAGTAGTGTGAGCGACCCGTCGATATTGATCTGTACGCGCTTAATAAAGATCCTCGTTTCTGCCTGAAGGCAATAGATGCCATCAGCAAGAATTGTCGTTTGGTTTTTGTCGATTACCGCTGATGCCCCTCGCTTGAGGGTCGGCTCCATAGAGTCGCCGAGCGTGTGGATGATGTGTAGGTTATTCACGCCAGTTACGCCTGGCCACGATGAGGCCGCAGAGGGGGATACTCCGATCAGTTGAACGGTGGAGAGATCGTCTACGGGGGTCCCGCCACCACCGCAAGAGCCGTACACGTCAAGAACTGGGATCAGGACTAGGTCAGAGTTTTCTGCGTTGCGAGAGGAAGGCTCACCTTTTTCGTCGATGACGACGATGTTTTCTCCTGTGAGTAGAGATACAGAAACGCCTAGCAGATCTGCTAGTTTCCGAAGGTTTGAGAGGGTTGGGGCTGCGCCAGACGCCCAGCGCGTGACAGCTTGGCGGGAGACTCCAAGAGCTTGAGCAACCTGATCATGAGTCAAGCCCTTGCGTTCAATGGCGAGGGAAATAGGGGTTTTCATGGTGAGCTCCACAAAAGAGGTTTGGGCTTGCTTACCTAACGAGTATGCAAGGAGATCTTGCATAACGCAAAGCAAGAGCAGATTGCAAGCGGATTTCTTGTGTGGCTATAATTGCTTGCATCTGGAGGTCTGAATGACACGCAATACTTGCAAGCTCAATCCCGTGCAGATGGCAATTCAAGCAGCGGGCGGACGCAAAAAGCTCGCTGAGAGCCTCACTCCGCCTATAACCCGACAGGCGGTAGAGCTTTGGCTTCATAACGGCGAGGTCCCGCCGCGTCGAGTCGCCGAAGTATCGAGACTCACTGGAATCCCGAAGCATCTTCTTTCTCCTCTTTTCAAAAAGGATTCGTAATGTCCGACTACGACAACACAAGGTACTACTGGCTTCAGCTACGTGAAGAGTTTTTTGAGAGCGACGAAATCGACTGGCTTGAGGAGCAGCCGAATGGCCCCGCCCAGGTGCTCTTCTACCTGAAGCTGTGCCTCAAATCACTCAAGACGAACGGGCTGCTGGTCCGCAGGGTGGGTCAGATGCTCATCCCGTATGACGCAGAAAAGCTCGCCGACTTCACTAGATCCGACGTCAACACTGTCCAGTGCGCAATCGTAAATCTGAAGATGTGCGGGCTTGTTGAGGTCTTGGAAGACGGGACGATTTTCATGGCCCATCTGTCCAACTTGATCGGTTCAGCCAGCGGCGGCGCCTTAAAGAAGCAACAGCAGAGAGCCCGCCGCGAGTTGGGCAAAAGTGCCTGTCGCCCAGTGGTGGACAAAGGGGTGGACAAATGTCCACCAGAGTATAGAGATAAGAGATTAGAGACTAGAAGGGAGGATATGGGTGGAAATTCGGCGCCTCTTGACGACTACGACCTGATCGCCGACGAGGTCGGCTCTGAGTTCGACGTTGTCGAACCCACGCCCGGACCGCCCGCGTGCAACGAGGAAAAGGATCAAGGCTCACGCATGCCGCCGTGTCCCTACGACCGGATCGTGACCCTCTACCACGAGATCCTGCCTGAGCTCCCCCGGGTGGCCACGCTCACATCCAAGCGCAGAAGCTGGATCACGGCACGCTGGCGCTCTGTCTGCACGACCGAGAAGGTCGCGAGTCAGGCTGACGGGCTTGACCTCTTTCGGGGGTACTTTTCCTTGGTACGAAAAAGCCCCTTCCTGATGGGGTTGAAGCAACCAGGAAAGGGCCATAGCAGAACGTTCAAGGCCGACTTGGAGTGGCTCATGAACGAGTCAAATTTTACCAAAGTCGTGGAAGGGAAGTACGCGTGATGGGAGCCGAAAAAACGGGCTTTAAAACCCGTCAGAAAGAACGGGTTTTAAAAACCGTCTAAAAAGGTAGCGATATGGCAGACATTTTTCAATCGATAGCCATCTTATGCGTGGCAATTACGGGCGTCGCCTTGATCCTGTACTACCGGGGGCTGCGGGATCGCGTGGATGTGATCCAGAGGTGGATGAACTCTGTCAGAGAGCAGTCATCGACCCTGAGCTCTTACGAGGCGCCAGAGAGCTCTCCTGATTCCAAAGACGGGACCGGGATGGATTCGCGGAGCGTCTTATGAAGCCATCGCCAGCGGTAGTCGACGGAGATCTCTATGGATTCTGCGGGCTTATGGAGCCTGACCCAAAGCCAGATCCCTTCTTCGAGGGAATTGGCGGAGGTCTGAAAATCGACGGGGATCGAATCTGAAAACTCAATGTCTCCAAAGTCTCCGAACCCGTATCCGAAAGTGCCATTGGTTCTGCGTCCGACATCAAAACCTTTGGCAAGGAGACGACCGAACCGAACGTTTTGCAAAGTGGTGCTTATCGAAAGACGGATTTCCAGATAGTAGTAGCCGTCTCGGCCCTGGTGGATCTTCGGGTCGGATGCTCGCTTAAGGAACGGGAGCTGCATTTGGATGAACGTGAGGTAGATGCCGACGATGGCGGCGACGGTGGCCGTAAAACCGAAAAACGTAGATAGATCCATGACTTTCTCCGTGGGGTGGTTGATGGACTGTGTTGGGGAACACACCTCAATCATCCCACGGAAGCAAACAAAAGGAGTTGCCGCTATGGCAGGGTTTCTTTCAAAAGCGATCAGCGAACAGAAAGCGCGGCCGCGTCCGGATGAGGGCAACGGTTCCTACATGGTGCCGACGTCGATGGCATGTCCGGCTGCCGGCTGTCCGTTCCCGTGCGATACGGGTCGCAATGGCCGGTTTCTCTGCTCATTCCATACGGGCGTGCAGTCGCAGAACTGGCCTCTCGTCACGGAGATTCTGCAAAGGTATTGGGCCGTCTGGCAGATGGCCATCATTCACTACCAATGCTTCAACGACTTGGAGGCAGCGACTGAAGTGATTCACCAGATCAACGCGGATCCCGTCATGCGGGCGGCAGGCATCGAGATGCTGAGTGAGGCCGAGATGAAAGCGATGTATGGGCGCGGATCTGGCCACTTCCCGCTCGACATCATCTCGACCATGATCCATCGTGAGATCGAAGTTGGGATCGCCAAGAAACGCGAGCGTGACGCCGGCAAGCAACAGGCAAGGCCGTCGGCAGCTGAGCGGGTGAGGTCGCTTTGTCAGCGTATAGGTCATCGTGCGGCGCCGATGGCGTAGCCGGTTTGAGGAGTTGAACTGGAATGGTAGTCGTTGAAGGTGAGCCGATAGGCAAGGGGCGCCCTCGTGTGAGCTCGAGATCCGGCACTGTCTACACGCCTAGGAAGACTGTTGCGTATGAGGATGCGCTGCGCTTCGCTGCAAAACTGTCAAAAGATCGGCTTGGTACGGCCCCGGCTATTGCGATCATTCGAGCTTTCTCTGAACCGCCGACATCATGGTCGCAGAAGAAAAAGAAGGTGGCAGTCGGCGGCAGGGTTCAGAAGATCACGAAGCCGGATATAGACAACGTCGTGAAGTCGGCTCTGGACGGCATTCAGGACGTGTGCTTTGAGGACGACAGACAGATCGTTGCCTGCGTGGCCATCAAGGCCTATGACGTTCGGGCGAGACTCGAGATCGAGCTGCTTGCGATCAAGGATGAGGGAGAGGTGCTCATCGCGCAGGGTGAGGGCAGAAGCTTCGAGGGGTGTTCGCTTGAGGATTTGCTGGCAAAGGTACTGGGAGGAGGTAGTTGTGGAGCGAGACTGGCAGACGGTGAAGAGGCTGGAGAACTGGTTGAGGGTCTTCGCGCCGCGTAGGGCAGTCTCTTCATGGGGGCGAGCACCATTCCTTGCGTTGGAAGAAACTCTTTTGAGGGAGTATGGACGCGATGAGAATGCACCGTGCAAGGCGGCGCCGTCTAAACAGTTGGATCTGGCTGACGCTGAAAAGGTCGAGACGGCTCTTTGCTCACCTCTCATGCCGGCTATCGAAAAGAAGCTGATCGTGACGTTTTACCTTGCTAAGGATGTCCAGTGGTCCGCGTTCGGTCGACTCTGTCGGGCAGCGGGGACGAGTAGGCGCCATGCAGCCGATGATCTGATGGCTGCCGAGTGGCTGCTAGGGAACTTGCTCCGTCGGATCTACGATGCCTGAACAAGATTTTTGCTGTTTAGTGTAAGCAGACGTAAAAAGAGGGGTGCAGACCTTGAAACGGGTTCTCTATACTTTGCTCATGAATTAGTACGAAGCTGTGAATCAGCCAAAATGAGCGCACGCGCAGGCCGAAGTGTATCTGTAGCAAGCGCTCAAGGCGCTAGTTCTTCTCTGAGTCGCGGCCGCAAGGGTGACATCGAGAAACTCCGAAGAAAGACGAAAAGGGCGACTTCGAAAGAGGCCGCCCTTTTTCTATTGATGGTTCGCTACCTTAGGGCAGTTTGCTCCGAGGTCGGGGCGGGGAGAAATCCTCGCCCTCTCTAATTACTTGGGTTACCTATGAAGAAAGCTATTGTGGCGGCCATTGCGGTCGCCTTTTTTGTTTCTACAGCTGCGGAAGCACGAGGTGGTCGAGGCTTTAGCGGCGGTCGATCTTTCTCCCGTCCTGCTCCGGCCAGAACCTATGCACCTAAGAGCACGACCGTCGTGAAGAAAAATACGACCGTTGTCAACCAGACTGTGAATCAGGTCCCTGCCTCCAGTGGTGGCGGCTTCTGGTCGTCTGTCATGGGGGCCGCCGCAGGCTCTATGGCTGGCAATGCCATTTACGACGCAGTGACAAAGGACGACGAACCGAAGCAGCCGGCACAAGCTCAGCAACCGCAGGTCGTTTACGTACCTGTCGGCTCTGACGGAAAGCCTGTTCAGCAGGCTCAATAAGCCGCTTTTTCTTTGCCTGGTTAGATCAAGGTTGAGGTTTTATCATGGTTTCCATGAGGTTCGTTTCCGTCGCCATTGGTCTCGGGTTGGTTTTTCTCAGCTCGAAACTCTCCACCGTCGCGGAACTCGCCATCTACGGCCTTGGATTCGCTTTCGTGGTTGACCTTTTTCTGGACTTGCTCATAGCAGACTTGAAGAAGGTGAGGAAGATTAATCTCCTCAGGCGGGACGCCCAGAAGTTGACAAAGAAAGATGAGTAGCGTGATGTAGTTAACGCTGTCAGTGACGGTTAGTCGCTTCTTTCTTTTGTGCTTTTGCTTTTTTGACTTTCGCTTTGGAAAGGCTTTTTTCAAGGCTTTGCGGTAATCCTCAGGCGCTACGCCAACTAAGGCGTCTACGACCGTTTTTAACGGAAGAGTGCTGTAACCTCGAAAAATCTCGGGGGAGGAAACCATGCAATCAAAGATCTTTTCTATTTCTGGATCGAGCTTTGCAAGTCTTGTTGCCTGTAAAGGATTCGTTGTGATCGGAAAGCCATTTAGCCTTGTAACCGGGCCTTGAACAAAAGCTTTTAGCTCGTTAAAGCGGTCGAGCGAATTTGTAGCATGGGGCGTTAAGGCACGTTCAAGGATCTGTTTGAAAGCTTGAACGTCGGATACCTTGGGGTTTGTTGCTTTGAACCGCTTTTGTTCGTCGTTATTCATTCAAACTCCGTCGGGATGTCGTTGATAGGGTCAGAGCTTCAACGATACACCCGGTGGGGTTTTAGAGAATCCTTATGCCCTTTCTTACCATCTGCAAGTATCCAGGCTGCCGCAAGCCGGTCCCGCTTGGCGCCAAGTATTGCGAAGCTCACAAGGCCGCAGGCGAGGCTCGTGACGCGAAGTTCTCGGTCGATCGAGAGAGGCGCCGGACGGAGAGAACTGGTTCGTCGGCGGCTCGAGGCTACGGCTACAAGTGGCAGAGACTTCGAGCTCGGATCCTTGCTGCGCATCCGCTCTGTGTTGAGTGTGAGAAGCGCGGGATTATCAAGCTGGCGACCGACGTCGACCACATCAGGCCGCACAAGGGCAATCCAGTGCTCATGTGGGATGAGTCAAACCTTCAGCCGCTGTGTCACGAGTGTCACTCCAAGAAGACTGCTCGCGAAGACGGCGGCTTTGGAAATTCCTTTTAGACGTCCTCTCGCATAAAACTTAAGCCGGGAACGTTTGGAAGATATTTGCCCTTCCAAGGTGCATCCTTCTTCTTTCCAAGCTTGTACAAGGCTTCGTCTTCTGGCTCGTCATCGAACGTTATCTCGAACTTGCAGGGGCCGCATTCTCTGGCGTCAGCAATCTCTGACAGATCGTAGTAGCGGTCTGCGATTGTTTCGCACAAGAGCTGAAACTCTGCTTCTTTTGTGTGGCCGTTGTTGTGACGCTTCTTGTTCCACTTCTCCTTGATCTCGTCATCGAGGATTTGAGTGAACAAAGGTTCGTTGCTCTCTAGATATTCAGAAAGCTGATTCTTTCTCTTGAAGGCGGGAACGTCTTCCTTGATTGCAGACAGTCTGGCTTGAATATCTTTGATCGTGTGGCGTTCAACAAATCCGTTTACGGTGTATTTGGCACGTTCGGCTTCGATGTCCAGTACGTCTGCCCAAGGCCTGCACGTTTTATGCATGCCGCGAGTGGCGATGCGCTTGGACAAACAAATCGGTGCCCAGTATTCCCACTCTTGCCAAGTCCAGTCAGTGTCTTTGACGATTGGGTAAAGGAGATCGAACAACGTGCACTTCTCGTTGCTTTCTTGCTTGCTCAAATAGGTGTCGATCTGTTTGAGAAACTTGGATTTGGTGTCGTAAGAGAAGCTGGTGAGTTCAAGCGTTTCTGTCATCGCTTTCGTCAATAACTTCTTGTTTCTTTCCCATTCTTCTAGATCGTAGTCACGCTCGCTCTTTTCGGGCTTCGTTGATCTGCTGCCAGATGGAAAGAAGACTTTGAAAATGGCTGATAGAAATCCCATGCTGATCTCCTTTTGAGGTTGCTTTGCTGTTCATGATACGCGTGAAGGGTAGGGGCGGGTCAAAAGTCGCCGCCCCAATGGATCTAGACCGCGCCCCCAGCTCAATTTTTACGCGTGCATTTCGTGGAGTTTTTGATGCCTCGCCCTTCAAAGTCTGATGCTGAGAAAGCCGCGACAGGCACGCTTCAGCCGTGTCGACGCGCTCGGCAAATCGCAGTCACAGACGCGACTTTGACTACTACGCCGCCTGTCGGCCTGACGAAAGATGCGCGTGAAGCGTGGCAACTCGCAATCACTTGCGCCCCAAGAGGTGTGCTGACTGCGCTTGACGCGACGGTGCTTGAGCGCTGGGCGAGAAACTACGCGACGTATCGCAAGATCGCGAAACAGCTGGATCACGAAGACATGGTTCTGACGAATGAGACGGGTGTGCAGCTGAATCCGCTCTTCAATGCACTCGTGAAAATTCAGCAGGTGCTCGCAGCCTGTGAAAAAGAGCTCGGATTCACGCCTGTCTCGCGCGCGCGTGTGAAGGTTGATACAAAGGAAGAGGAGCAGGACGAATACGATGGCTTCTAGAGACTATTGCGGGATCGCCAGGCAGTACGCCGCCGACGTTCTTGGCGGGAAGATTCCTGCCTGCAAGTGGGTAAAGCTGGCCGCTGATCGGCAGCTCGCTGACTTGAAGACCTATGCAGGCAGCAGGTCCCCATATGTCTTCGACGAAAACGAGGCCAATCGAGTCTGTAAGTTCATCGAGCTTCTCACCCATACGAAGGGTGAGCTTGCCGGCACTCGCATCCATCTTGAGCCGTGGCAGGTGTTCACCCTGACAACGGCCTTTGGTTGGCGTCGCCGGGATGACGGCGGCCGACGCTATCGTCGCGCCTACGTTGAGGTACCGCGTGGGAATGGAAAGGCGCTGGCCCTAGATACTGAGATCCCGACTCCCTCAGGTTTTCGTCTTATGAAAGATCTAAAGGTGGGGGATTATGTTTTCGGGTCCGATGGCAAGCCGTGCAAGATCGTCGCTGCGACCGAGGTGATGAATGACAGACCGTGTTACGAGGTTGAATTCTCAACCGGCGAAGTTATTGTCGCCGATGCTTATCACCAGTGGGTAACCGACAGCCGTAGAGACAGAGATCGGTTGAAGGGACGCGGGGGAAAACACGCTGGGCCGAAGCCGACCGTCAAGACGACTGAGGAAATCGCACGGACACTGTATTGTCATGGCGATCGGAATCACCGGATTAAGGTCGCCGCTCCGTTCGATGTCCAAGAGAAGTGCCTTCCTATTCATCCGTACATGCTTGGCTTATGGCTTGGCGATGGTGCCTCTATGGGTTGTCGATTTACATGTGCAGACGCAGAAACCATCGAACGAATCGTGGCTCTGGGGTACCCTGTTCACAAAGTTAATGGCAACTATGCCTGGTCACTCAGCGATGGACGAAAGGGCGTACGTCACGGAACATTTCATAGTCAGTTAAAAGCACTGGGCGTCCTTGGAAATAAGCACATCCCTTCTGACTACTTGTTTGCATCAAAGGAACAGCGTCTTGAGTTGTTGCGCGGCTTGATGGATACGGATGGCTTCATCAGTAAGGGTCAGGGACAGTGTGAGTTTGTTCAAAAAGATAAGCGAATCGCTTATGACGTGTATGCGTTGATTTCGTCTCTTGGCATGCGGCCGCGCATCATGGAAAAGGAAACAGCAATTGCTAGTAAGTCGTGCGGCGTTGCTTATAGGATTCTGTTCCATGCGTACAAGGATGTGCCTGTATTCAAGCTGACAAGAAAGTTGGAACGTATGCGGGAACGTCCGGCGAAGCGTAGCTTGCAGGATTACCGTCAAATTGTTCGGTGCGACAAGGTTGAGTCTGTGCCAGTTCGATGCATTGAAGTTGATTCGCCAGACCATTGCTATCTTGCCACCAGAGGGTTCATTCAAACGCACAATTCGACATTGCTTAGCGGTGTCGGTCTCTATTGCTTGGTCGCCGACCGCGAAGGCGGTGCCGAGGTCTACAGCTTCGCCACCACGCGAGACCAAGCGAAGATCGTCTTCGGTGACGCGAAGGTGATGGCTGAGCGGAATGCGCCGCTACGGAACAAGTTCGGGCTTCAGGTGCTGGCGAACGCGCTCTACGTGCCGACCAGCAATTCGATCTTTCAGGCGAAGTCCGCAGAAGGCTCGACCCTTGACGGCTTGAATACTCACTTGGCCATCATCGATGAGCTGCACGCCCACAAGACGCGAGCCGTCTACGACGTGGTCGAAACGTCGACCGGCAAGCGCAAGAACTCGCTGATGTTCGTCATTACGACGGCGGGGTTCGATACGTCGGGCATCTGCTACGAAGTTCGAACGATGGTCACGAAGGTGCTCGAGAAGAGCGTCGTGGACGAGACGCAGTTCGGGATCATCTACGGTCTAGATGAAGGCGACGATTGGACGACGGTCGAAGCTTTGGAGAAGGCGAACCCGAACTGGGGCATCTCCGTCCGGCCGGAAATCATTACGTCCCTGATGAAGAAAGCCATCGCGCTTCCGAGCGCGGTCAACAACTTCAAGACCAAGCACCTGAATATCTGGTGCTCCGCTTCGTCGGCCTGGATGGACATGCAGGCCTGGGAAGCGGGCGAGATCAATGTCGATCGAAGCGACTTCGAAGGTCAGCCCTGCTACATCGGCTTGGACGTCGGAGCAAAGAACGACGTCACGGCCAAGGTGCTTCTCTTTCCGGTCGGCAAGTCCTTCGTTGTCTTCGCCGACTTTTATTTGCCTGAGGCCGCCGTCGAGAAGTCGACCAACTCTCAGTATCGAGGTTGGGTCGAGGAAGGCTGGATCACGCAATCCGGCGGTGCGATGACGGACCTCGCCCGCATCGAAGAGGATATCCGTGACGACTTGTCACGCTTTGATGTGAAGGGCATCGCCTATGACCCGTGGAACGCGCTGCAGCTCGCTACTAACCTCGGGAACGACGGTGCTCCTATGGTCGAGTATCGGAACACGGTCCAGAACTTTTCGGATCCGATGAAGTCGCTCGAGGCGCTGGTCCAGGACAAGCGCGTGAACCATGACGGGAATCCCGTTCTCCGATGGATGATGGGAAACGTCGTGGCCAAGCTCGATGCGAAGGACAACATCTTTCCAAGGAAGGAAAGGTACGAGAACAAGATCGACGGCGTAGTCGCCTTGATCATGGCTCTGGGGATCTCCAACACGGCGGATGAAGCCAATCCGTTCGACGACATTGAGGAGTCTTCGGAGTCCGTATTTATTGAGTGGTAGGAATGTTCGTAAAACGTTTGATCAATTGGGTGGCCGGATGGGGCGGTCCGCTCGGCACTGCGTCCGGGCAGCAGATCCCTATGCCGGTCTCGCCCATCATCGAGCAGACGAAGACGGTCACGCCGGACGCGGCCCTGCAGATCTCTGCAGTCTTCGCATGCGTCGAGCTTCTTGCTCAGACCATCAGCACGCTGCCACTCTACGTCTACCGCGATACGGCTGACGGCGGCCGCCATCCAGACAAGCAAAGCCGTCTGTGGATGCTGCTTCATGACCGTCCAAATGCCTGGATGACGCAAAACGAGTTCATCTCTGCGATGGTCGTCAACCGCATGCTACGAGGCAATGCCTACGCCCAGATCATTCGAGACGGCGAGGGAGAGCCGGTAGCTCTGATCCCCCTCTCACCGGATCAGATGGAGGTGTCTATCGTCGAAGGCGGTGAGGTCTACACGTACTATCAGGACGGGTCAATCGCCGTAATCGCCCCCGAGAACATGATTCATTGGAAAGGCCTTGGCAATGGGTTCATCGGACTCTCGAAGCTCGAGTACATGCGGGCCACGACGGATGAGGCGATCTCTGCTCAGGACAACGCGACGCGTCTTTACGGATCCGGATCGAAACCGTCCGGCGTTCTCTACACTGATTCGACGCTTGATGATAAGCAACTGAAGGCGGTATGCGAACGCTTCAAGGGAATGACGGCAAAGGGCGGCGGTCTGTACGTGGTCGACCGCGGCCTCAAGTACACGCAGCTCTCGCTCACGCCGGCCGACGCTCAGCTTTTGCAGACTCGCCAGTTCAGCGTCGAAGAGATCTGCCGATGGTTCGGGGTGCCGGGCGTCTTGGTCGGCTCGAATGCGCAGACCACTTGGGGCAGCGGCATCGCCCAGATCGTTGAGGGTTTCCACAAGTTCACGATCGGACCGCTCTGCAAACAGCTCGAGCAGGCGCTGAGCCGACGCCTGATTCCCATCACCGATGTTGATATGACGATCGAGTTCAAACTCGACGGCTTCCTGCGCACGACGCCGCAGGAGCGAGCGCAGTTCTACTCAACCATGGCACAGAACGGTGCGATGAGCCGCAACGAGATCCGCCGTCTCGAGAACCTACCACCCGTGGAGGGAGGTGACGCGCTCACAGCACAATCGAACCTGGTCCCGCTTGACAAGTTGGGAGAGGCGACTCGCGTCGGATCTTCTCCAAAAGACGGAACACCAGTGAGGCAATGATGACGATTTTCAAAAGTCTTCCACTTGAAAGCGTGGAGCTTAGATTCGAAGGCAACACCCGTAAGTTCAGGGGGTATGCCTCGACGTTTAACGGGAATGACAGTTACGGCGACACGATTTTGCCGGGAGCATATCTGAAGACCTTGGCCGACAACGGCATGCCGAAGATGTTTTTCGCTCATGACTGGGGGCTTCCGGTAGGTAAGTGGCTCTCTGCGGTTGAGGACGAGAAGGGGCTGTTGGTTGAAGGGGAACTGACGCCAGGCAATCCTCAGTCTGACGCCATTCTGGCCGCCATGAAGCACGGGACTGTTGACGGGCTATCGATCGGCTTCCGTCTTTCCGAAGGCGACTACGAGCGCAAGAAGGACGGCGGTCGCATCATCAAGTCGGTCTCCAAGCTCTATGAGATCTCCATCGTGAACTTCCCGGCGGACGGCGACGCTCGCGTCTCCGAAATCCGCTCCGAAGAGATCGACGAACTTCAAACCATTCGTGACTTTGAAAACTTCCTGCGGGAGGCAGGCGGGTTCTCTAAGTCGACCGCGACGTCCATCGTCGCAAAAGCCAAGAAGCTTTTCGCTTCTCAGAGGGAGTCTGAGGAAGAGGAAAAGATGGCAACTCAACTGCTCGAGCGAGTCAAGAAGCTTGAGCTTTCTCTCTCCTAAATGAAAGGTGAAACTATGGCTGATGAAATCAAGCAAGTGATGGAAGCCCTCGACCGTGTCGAAGGCAAGATGGACGAGACCAGCAAGTCGAACGCTGCTGAGCTGAAGCGCCTCGGTGAAGAGCAGACGAAGCTTTCTCGTCAGCTGATGGAACTTCAGCAGAAGGGTGTGGCTGCCAAGCAGGAAGCCGAAGTTAAGACGGCTGGCGACAACGTCGTCGATGCCGACGGCTTCAAGGCCTTCCGCGACGGCTCTGCCCAGAAGGCTCGTGTCGAACTCGTTGAAACGTTTGACAAGAAGGAAGCGGTCAATCCGATCACGACGCCGACCGGTGGCATCGTTCAGGCGTACCGTCGTCCGGGCATCCTCGCTGGTGCTTTCCGTCCGCTCACGATTGAAGGTCTCTTCCCGACGCTCCCGATTACCACGAACGCTTTTGAATACGTCCAGGAAAAGGAAGCCGAGAACGTCAACGGCGCGGCATTCGTTGCTGAAGGCGCTCAGAAGCCGTTTGGTTCTACCGCCGTCGAGACCAAGACGGGCACGATCAAGACGATCGCTCACCTTGCTCGCGTGTCCAAGCAGCTGATGGCCGATGCTCCGGCTCTTGTCGCTTACATCAATCAGCGTCTTGTGTACGGCATCGATCTTGTCGTCGAAGATCAGCTCGTCACCGGCAACGGCACGGGCCAGAATCTCTCCGGCATCCTTACCGCCGGCAACTTCACCGATCACGGCATCACGAAGCTTGCTCAGCTTCCGAAGAACCCGACGTCCTTTGACCTCATCCTTATGGCCAAGTCCAAGGTCGAACAGGCTTTCTTCCGTCCGAACGTGATTCTTCTGAATCCGGCTGACTGGACGAACATGCAGATGGAAAAGAATGCCTCTGGTGACTACTACCTCGGTCATCCGGCTTCTGTCGCTCCGAAGTATCTCTGGGGCCTTCCGGTCTGGACGACGCCGGCCATTACCGCTGGCAAGTTCCTCGTCGGCGACTTTACGCAGGCCGCTACGCTTTGGAACCGTCAGGGCATGACCGTCGAACTGTTCGAACAGGACAGCGACAACGTTCAGAAGAACTTGGTCACGATCCGTGCTGAACGCCGTCTCGGCTTCGGCGTCGAACGTACCAAGGCTCTCGTCGGCGGCTCTCTCACGCTCCCGACGGCCTAAGCAAGGAGGCGTCATGATTGACACGTCTACGGCGAAGTCAGCTGTGACGCTCGAGGACGCAAAGCTTCATCTCCGCGTCGATCACTCCGCTGACGATGCGCTGATCGAGGCTTTGTGTCTCTCCGCTACCCAGATGGCTGAGCACGAGCTACAGCGCGGCTTGATCTCGCGAGAAGGGACGGTCGGTTATGGCGCTGAACCTTCCGACGTTCCCGCCGCGATCAGGCAATGGATTCTGATTCAGGTCGCTCATTACTACGAGCATCGTGAAGCCACGGTCGAAGGTGCCGTAACACCTTTGCCAGGGCTTCACGCTTTGCTTGATCCTTTTAGGACTTGGAAATGAAGCGGCCTGAGATTGGAAAGATGAATAGGCGCGTCACGATTTCGGTTGTCTCTCACGTTCCCGACGCTTCCGCCGGCTTCACGGCTCAGGTGGAAAAGAAGGTGACTGTGTGGGGGCAACTCGAGGTTGTCGGCGCGGGCATCTACTTCGGTACGAAGCAGGTCGAAAGCACTGTGACGCATCGCGTGACGGTGCGACGCATTGCCGGTAAGACACGGCCGCAGGATCTGACGACCGCCAGCACGCTGACGATTGATGGGGTTTCATACCTCATCAGGCGCGTGGCTGATCTTGGCGGAGTCGACCGCTTCACCGTGATCGATTGCGAAGAAAAGGGGGTATCTGATCATGCTGGTAGGCGTATCGGTGGATCCTGGCTTTAAGAAGATCGACTACGACGGCAAGGCGCTCAAGAAGCCTCTTCGCAAGTCGGGGGACGAGGTCAGAAAGCTGGCTCGCAAGCTGATCTCCAGACAGGCCGTGTCTGAAGCCGGGCAATTCCCAGGGAAGCAGACGGGCACGATGGCTACGTCAATCAAGGCCAAGGTGTCGAGGTATGGCTATTTGGTTCGCATTGCTCCGACGAAGACGAAGGCCATGCCCGTCTACTATCCCGCCTTCGTGGTTTATGGCCATAGGGCACCGTACTCAGAGACGGCGCAGGAAGCCAGATCACACAAACAGCGGTCGGGCAAGAAGGTGGCTGCGCCTCGAAAGAACTTCGTTCCGGAGGCCGCCGAAATGTATGCGAAAACCTTCCAGTCGGAAATGACTGAAGCACTTGGAGAAGCGATCAAATGAACCTGACTCCAATCATAAATGCCTTGCGCCAGAGGTGTCCTTCGTTCCAAAGGCGCTTTGCCGGCGCGGCCGAATGGGCAGGTCTGACGGTCGAGGAGGCCCCGCCGATGCCGGCGGCCTATGTCGTGCCGCTTCGAGAGGACGCATCCGACAACGAAAGCGTCAACTCGTATTACCAGACGATTACCAACACCTTTGGCGTGATCGTACTGGTGGACAACGCTGCAGACATCCGCGGCCAAGGGGCGACGGCAAGACTCGACAGCCTTAGGCCTGAGCTCTTCAAGGCCCTGCTCTCATGGCATCAGGAGCCGAAGGATGAGTTTTCGGAGATCGTCTATCAGGGCGGATCCCTGCTCTACATGGACGATGCTCGGCTGGCCTTTCAGTTCGAGTTCTCCTACGAGACCTACCTTGACTTCTTCGACACGTACCAGAAGGTCGAGCTTGAGGAGCTTCCAGACTTTGAGGGCATGGACGTCGACGTCGATCAAATTGAACCCTCCGCGACAGGAAAGCCGGACGGCAAACCTGAAGCACACTTAAAGGTGGAATTCAAATGAGCGTGAGTTTTAACACGATTCCGAGCGGCATTCGAGTGCCGCTTTTTTATGCCGAGATGGACAACTCTGCGGCGGCTACGCCGACGAGCCAGACGGCTTCCCTGCTCATCGGTCAGATGGGGGAAGGCAAGGCCGAGGCTGGCAAGCCCGTCTACGTCTCGACTGCCGCGATGGCAAAAGAACTCTTCGGGCGCGGCTCGATGATTGCCCGCATGGTTGAAGCCTATCGAAGCGTCGACAGCTTTGGCCAACTTGTGGTGATCCCCGTGGCCGATGCCTCCGGCACGGCTGCGACCGGCAAGGTAACCTGCTCCGGCACAGCCGCCGAGGCAGGGACGATTTCCCTCTACATCGGGTCCGACCGCGTGCAGGTGGCCGTCTCCAACAAGATGACGGCCGAGAATGCGGCCAAGGCCATTGCCGACGCTGTCACTCTCAACAAAGACCTTCCGGTGACGGCTCAGGCATCTGCAAGCTCGGTCACGCTGACGGCCAAGAACAAGGGGACCTGCGGCAATGACATCGTCCTTGCCGTGAATCTGCGCGGTGCGATCAACGGCGAAAAGATCGTGACCGGTCTGGGCGTCGAGGTTGAGACGATGTCGAAGGGCGCAACTGATCCCGATCTGACTGAAGCGCTTGCGGCCATGGGCGACGAGCAGTACGACTTCATCGGCTGCCCGTATTGCGACGCGGACACGCTCGACAAGCTCTCCGAAAAGATGAACGACACGTCCGGCCGCTGGTCTCCCTACCAGATGATCTTTGGGCACGTGTACACGGCAAAGCGCGGAGCCGTGAACACCCTCGTAGAATTTGGCAAGACCCGCAACAACCAGCATGAGACCGTTGTCGGCCTCGAGCCGAATCTTCCGACTGCTTCGGCGGAAGTTCTTGCGGCCTATCTCGCCCGAACGTCCGTCTTCATCTCGGCCGACCCTGCTCGCCCGACGCAGACGGGTGTGTTGACGGGTGTAATGGCGTCGCCCGAGGGCTCTCGCTTTGTTCAGAACGAGCGTCAGACGCTTCTCGAGAATGGCATCGCAACCCTCTACACGGTGTCCGGCTCCGTCATGATCGAGCGCGCCATCACGACGTATCAGAAGAACGCCTTTGGTGACGCCGATGCTTCGTACCTCGATAGTGAAACGCTTCACACGTCGGCTTATGTTCTTCGTCAGATGAAGTCGATCATCACGAGCAAGTATGCACGCCACAAGCTTGCATCCGACGGCACGCGCTTCGGAGCAGGGCAGGCCATCGTCACGCCCTCCGTGATCCGTGGAGAGCTGATTGCTCTTTACCGTCGTCTTGAGCTCGAGGGCATTGTGGAGAACGCGGATCTCTTCAAGGAATATCTGATTGTCGAGCGCAACGCGAGTAATCCGAACCGCCTGGACGTCCTGTTCCCGCCTGACTACGTGAACCAGCTTCGCATCTTCGCCGTCCTCAATCAGTTCCGCCTTCAGTACGCGGAGGAGTAAATCATGGGTAAGAAACTAGCAGGGACCTGCTTTGTGAAGGTCAATGGCCAGCAGCTCGAGCTTCAGGGCAACATGGAGTTCCCGCTGACGCTCGTGCAGCGCGAAACGCTTCTTTCGACTGCCGGCGTTGCGGGCTTCAAGGAAACGGCCGTTGCACCGTACGTGAGCGGGGACTTCATCGTGCCGACAGACTTCCCGATCGCAGAGATCAAGGATTCCACGGCTCAGACGATCACCGTCGAGTGCGCAAACGGCATGGTCTACACGCTTTCCGACGCGTACGTGACGGACGTCATTGCCTACAAGCCGGTAGACGGCACGCTTTCCATCAAGTGGGAAGGCACCAACGGGGAGCTCGGCTGATGGAACAGACCTTTACGTTGTCTCAGCCTGTCCAGCACGGCACGGAAGAACTCATGGAGCTGACGCTTCGTGAGCCGACTCCGAAGGACGTGGGAGCGCTCGGACTGCCCTACAGGCTCCATGCCGATCTCACGTCCGAGCCCGTGCCGGCCGTCTGCACGAAGTACATCTCCAGACTTGCGGGCATCCCGACTTCGGTCGTGGAAAAGCTGGCGCTCAACGACTACACGATGCTTCTGTATCTTGTCGTCGCTTTTTTTTCATCCTCTCGCAAAGAACCGCAGGGGAGCTGATGAATCTCGCGTTTGAGACGGCCTATTGGTGGCGTCTCAAGCCGAGTGAGGTGATGGAGCTTCCGCTCTCCGAGCTGAGGCTCCACATCGATCAGTGGAACAGGATTCAGGAGAAACTCAAAGATGGCGAATAAGGATTTCAGGCTGACCGCCGTTCTGGCGGTGCGCGATACGATGTCGCCCGTCTTGGCCGTAGCCTCTCAGAAGTGGGAGGGCTTCAAAACGGCGATTGATTCGACTGAATTCAACGACCTCAACCGAAAGCTCAAGCTCGCTCAGCGATCGGTCCGGAACTTTGCGAGAGAGGCGCAGGGCGTTGCGCAGGCCGTAGGCGCGCCGTTTGCGGCCGTGGCCGGAGCTGTAGGCTTCAGCCTTCAGTCAGCTGTGACGGGATTCGCTCAGGCGGGCGACGGCCTCGACAAGATGTCCGCACGCCTCGGGATCTCGGCCGTGAAGCTTCAGGAGTGGAGCTTCGCTGCAACGCACGCGGGCGCAGCCCCAGAGGATCTGGAGGATGCGCTGAAGGATCTGTCAGAGAAGATCGCAGAGGTGGCCGGAGGCGATACCGGCGATGCCGCGCAACTCTTCTCGGCCCTGGGGATCTCCGTGAAGGACGCTTCCGGCAAGATTCGACCCGCTTCCGATATCTTTGAGGAGGTAGCGGATGCGATCCAGCGCAACGAGGATCCCGCCCTTCGTACAAAGATGGCCATGGTCCTTATGGGCGACAGCGGACGAAAGCTGATTCCCATGCTCTCGGGCGGCGCGCAGGGGCTTGACGACATGGCCAAGCAGGCGCACGACCTTGGTCTGGTCATGAATGAGGACGCTGTCGCGGCCGCGGCCAAGATGACGGACCACATGGATGACATGAAGGCCAGCGTCACGGCGGTCGGTCATGAGATCGGCTACCGCTTGTCCCCCATTGTCATCAGCATGTCGGACCGCTTCCGCGATCTGGCCGCGGCCAATAAGGGAGCGCTTGGGGAAAAGGTTGAAAAGGTCGCAGGATCGTTTGCGGATGCCATCGGAAAAATCGACTTCGAGGGCATTGCGTCCGCGATTCTGACAATCGCAGACTATTCGGTTAGGGCGTTCAACGCAATCGGCGGCTTCAATACGGTCCTTTACGGCATGGGGGCGCTCATCGCCGGCAAGAGCATCATGGCTGTGGTGTCTCTGGGATCCAGCGTTATCGGACTGGTCCAGTCCTTCGGAGCGGTTGCGTCGGCAGCGAAGGCGTTCGGCATTGTGGCCACGACGTCCATGGGGCCGATCGGGTGGGTGCTGGGCGCGCTCGCGGTCGGGGCCGGCATCATCATCGCGAACTGGGATCGGATTGGTCCGGCCTTAAAGGAAGTTGTTGGCAGCGTCGTCGATTTTGTGCCAGGCGCTTTCGACGTCTGCAAGGAAAAGTTCGGAGCGGTGGCAGGGGCGATCCTGACGACGGCGACGGGGCTTTTCCGAGGGGACTTCAAGACGCTGTTCGGAGGCCTCGACGATCTGGCGACCGCATCCTTCAATCTCTTGCCGGGGGCGTGGGGGAAAGCGGCCGTGTCCTGGTACGAAAGCGTCAAGGCAAGCGTTTCGCGCATCGGGCAAATGATCAAGGACTTCTTTGCCAACTTTGACTTCAAGTCACTCATGCCCAACATGGATGACATGATCCCGTCCGGCGTGAAGAGCTTCTTCGGCTTCGGGGTCGACAAGGATGACGACCCAAACCCCAAGGCCGCACGAATGGAGCGGTCTGCGGGATTCGCCAATCCTGTGTCAATGGAGCCTGACAGGTCCGCTCGCATGAGCGGCGAGATGGTCGTTCGCGTTGCGGCATCGCCCGGCACGACGGCGCAACTTGCCGACATGTCTGCGGACGGCATGAAGCTGACTGGCAACGTTGGCTATTCGGATCGATATGCGGAGGAGGATAGCTTCTAATGGCTGAAACTCAGAAAGAAGAGAAGGTGCTCTACGAGGCATCCTTCCGCGGCGTTCCGTTTCACGTCACGAAAATCGACTTGAAGGTCGGACGTCGCACCGTCACGCATGAGTACCCTCAGCGAGACAAGCCCTACGTTGAAGACGTCGGCCGTGCGACGCGAAAGCTGACCTTCACGGCCTTTGTTGTCGGAGACGACTACATCGAGCAGGTGGAGAAGCTGATCAAGACCGTCGAAACCGAAGGCCCCGGCACGCTTGTTCATCCGCACTTGGGCGAGATGAAGTGCTGTCTCGAGCAGGTTTCGACAATCACCTTCACGGATGCGACTCGAACGGCCACGGTGGTTTTGAATGCCGTCGAATCCGGGGATTTGGAGTTCCCTGCCATCGGGGAAGACAACACGAACAAGGTGCTCGAGGCCGCCGACGAAGTCGAAAAGTCTGCGATCCAAGAGTTCTGCGACAGCATTGACCTATCGGCGGTAAGCGAATGGGGTGACGCTGCCTTGTCAGGGGACTTGCTCGACAAGCTCGGCATCATCAGCAATGCCGACATCGCGGCCATCTTCGACAAGGTGGATGAGATCAGCACTTTGATTTCAAAGGGCGTGAGCCTTATCGGCGGCGGCCCCGGGGCCTTTGCCACTCGGTTGATGGGGGCTCTCGGACTCTCGCGCTTCGCATCGTCCGCACGTGCCTGGTCCGGCATTGCGAAACAGCTCAAGAACCTGACGAAGCATGACAAACTTCGGGAAGGAACAAAAGCGCTTGCACAAGCGAACGCCGAAAGCACCGTGCTCTCGGATACTCAACGTGCCGTTCTCAAGAACCGGGCGGCGCTCGAAACGCTCATTCGTCAGGCGTTGATCGCGCAGATGGTCGGCGTGAGCGCGGTGGTCGGAACGAAGTCTGATCAGGTGCTGCCGGCCGAAGATGATGTGCAGACATCCGACTCGCTCGAGGCAACGGTCACGAAGTCGTACGACGACATCGTACAACTGAGGCAGGATCTGCTTGACGTGCTCGATGAAGAGCTTCTGATGACGACGTCGGATGAGTCCTATCTCACGTTGGAGAAGGCCCGCGTGGCCGTGTTCGAGACGCTCACGGAACGAGCAGAAGAAAGCGGCCATCTTTTGGTGGTTGTGCCTGGAGAGGTGTTGCCTGCGCTCGTGCACGCGTATGACTTCCACGATGATGCGACCCGGGATCAGGAGATCGCGATTCGAAACGGCCTCGAGCACGAGGGGTTCTGCCCTGCGGATCAACTGAAGGTGATGGACGATGAGTGACAGAGTCGAAATCCGCGTAGGCGGCAAAACCTACGGCGGCTGGAAATCGGTCGTCATCGAAATCGGCATGGATCAGCTCGCCAGAGGCTTCAAGCTAACGGTGACCGATACCTTCCCCGGCAATACCGACTTCCATCGCCTTCGCAACGGGGATTTGGTTCAACTGTTCATTGGAGATGACCTTGTCTGCACCGGCTACATTGATCACGTGAACGTCCGATATGACGGCAAGCAGATCAGCGTAGAAGTCCAAGGGAAGTCAAAAACCGTTGATCTCGTCGACTGCTGCCCTGTGGCCAAATACGGCGCTTCCGATAGCTCCGGCGAGAATGCGTGGAAAGGAGTTGTCGTTGGCAAGGACGGGGCGAAGAAGGAGGTTCCTCCGGCGGCCGTGAAGACGACCTCTTGGAAGAACATCAAGACTTCCGAGATCATGGCCTCTCTGGCTGCCCCGTACGGCATTGCGGTTCATGCAATGGCTGAAATTGGCAACAAGCTCGCAGACCATACTGTCGTTCCGGGTGAAACCGTCCACAAATCCATCAACAGGTTGATCACAAAAGACAATCTTGTCGTCATGGATGACGAGGCGGGCGACCTCGTGATCGTCGAGCCTGGTGATGCAGGCGAATGTGTCGACGCGCTTGAACTCGGCAAGAACATCCTTACAGGAACTGCTTCCTTTGATGCGTCGAAGCTCTACAGCCGATACGTGGTGCTGGGGCAGCATGCCGGGACCGATACGGACTTCGGGCGGGCGGCCTCCGAAGACAAGGGGATCGAAGACTCTTCAATGGTGACTCGCCCTAGGCTTCTGGTTATCAAGGACGTGGGACAAAGCACCAAGATGACGTGTGGTAAGCGAGCCAACTTCGAAAGGCGGTATCGTGAAGCACAGTACAGGGCTGCTACGTACACAGTCCAAGGATGGCGGCAGAGTAACGGGAGCTTATGGAAAGTCAATTCACAAGTGAGGGTGGATGACGCACTGCTGGGGATCAGTGAGTTATTATTGATCACGAAGGTTGTGCTCCAACTGTCTTCTTCTGGCGCTACCGCGGAGCTTTCATGTACAGCGCTTGCGGGCTACAAAAGAGATGGTGCAAAAGCGGACGATAAGACGTCTTCTGAAAATTCATGGGTTGGGGTTGTCAAATGAGAAAAGCGTTGCTTGCCGTTGCTGTGGCGTTATTTGTTGTTCAGCCGTGCCACTCGAAGTTTGTTTGCGAGGAAGGTTTCAACAAGTATGGCGAGTGGGCCCCATGCCTGAGAGGGCACTATGAGCCCGGGCACGAAGAGGTTGAGTTGCCTGTTGATGCGAACCGAGTCGGTCAGGTCGAGAAGGTCCATAAGAATCTCGATGGATCGGTGACCGTCTGGCGGCATGGCTCTAGCGATACTGAAGAATGGGCGCAAACTGATGACAACACATGGGAGCGCAAGCGCTGACCATTTGACCAAAACACGTAATCGAGCGATCGTAGCAATACGGTCGCTTTTCTTTTATGAGCAGACTGTCTGATTTCTTCGCACGTGGCGTCATGACGTTTGCCGATGGTGCAAAGAAGATGCGCTCCGTGCAGGTGAGGCTTCTGGCCGACGAGGTGCGTGACGACCTCGAGCACGTCGAGCCTTATGGCTTCACTTCAGAGCCGCATCCGGAAGCCGAAGCGTTCGCGCTTTTCTTTGATGGCGATCGATCCCACGGCATCGTTTTCACGATTGCCGATCGACGCTACCGCTTGAAGTCGCTCAAGACTGGTGAGGTGGCGATCTTCGACGACTTAGGACAGAAGGTCCATCTCACGCGCGACGGCCTCGAGGTCTACACGCCTGGTTGGCTGCACGCGACTGTTGACAAGGATGCGGAGATCATTGTCGGCGGTAACGTTACTGAAACCGTAGGAGGTGACGTTTCTGCGACCGTGAGCGGCAATGTGACGCTCAAGGCCTCGGCTGTGACGATCGATTCGGCTTCGCTTCACATCACAGGCGCGACGACGATCGACAAAAGCCTGACCGTCCTGGGCGGACTTGCCGTGAGCGGAGGCACCGGCGCGAGCGTAACGGGCTCTCTCACGACCACCGGCGATGTGACTGCGGCCGGAATAAGCTTGATGTCCCATGTACACACTGAGCAGGGAGATGGTGCCGACACGTCAGCACCGAAGTGAGGCTTGCATGGAGTTACGAATCAATGGGGAAGAGGCCGATCTTTCCGACTTTCAGGCTGATGAGCTGGCGCAGGCCGTGCTGATCAGCCTTTTTTCATGGCGAAAGTCAGATGCCGACGATGGAGTCAAAGCACCGAAGCGGCAGGGTTGGTGGGGAGATACGTTTGCCGCAGTTCAAGGCGACCGAATCGGCTCGAGGCTTTGGCTTCTGCAACGGGAGAAGATCCTTCCGCTGACGCTTCAGCGAGCCGAAGCCTATGCCAACCAGGCTCTTAAATGGCTGATTGACGACGGGCGGGTCGAGCAAATTACTGTGACAGCCAAGCGCGGGGCTGAAGCGGGGCAGTTGGATCTTCAGGTGGTTTGTTTCAAGCGTCGGGGCGAGCGCGCCTTTGACGCAGTCTTCAAGGATGTTTTAAATGGCGTTTGAAAGACCGACAATCCAAGAGCTGATCGCTCGCGTCCAATCGGATGCTGAGAGCAGGCTTGGACAAAAGGCAATGAGGTGGACGCTCGTGCCCGTACTCAGCCGCGTGATTGCGGGCGTTTCGCACACGCTTCACGGGCACATCAACTTCATCCTTCGGCAGATATTCAGTTCCACCGCTGAGGGAGCCTATCTGGAACGACGGGCCTCCGAGTACGGGATCTATCGAAAAGCGGCGTCGTACGCAACAGGCGTGGTGACGTTCGTAGGCTTGGGTGTGGTGCCGGAGGGGACGCTGCTTCAGACAGGCGACGGCGCGGTCTATGTGACGACGGCTGACAGCTCCGATGGGGAGGCACCGATCAAGGCTTCTGCGGCCGGTGCATCCGGGAATGCTGATGCCGGCATGGAACTCACGCTCATCTCGCCTGTGGAGGGTGTTCAGTCGACGTGTACGGCTGGCGAACTGACGGGCGGGGCCGATGCTGAGGATGATGAGGCATTGAGAGAACGCCTGCTGTTCCGTCAGAAGTCTCCACCGAAGGCGGGCACGAAGCAGGACTACGTGAAGTGGGCGCTTGAGGTGCCGGGTGTGACGCGGGCGTGGTGCTTCCCGAAGGAGATGGGGCAAGGGCATGTCACGGTGCGCTTCATGACGGACGGCATGACACAAGACGGAATCCCTAATGAAACGATGGTGAAGACCGTCACAGCGTACATCGAAGAGGAGATGCCAGTTACTACGGTGCTTCATGTGGTGGCCCCCATCCCGAAGAAGCTCGATATGACCATTGACATCTTGCCGGACACGGAAAACCTTCGGCAGCAGGTAGAGGGAGCCATTGCTCAAACAATTGTCGCTGAAGCTGCGCCCTCAGGTGCGATTTTGCTCACGTCGCTGAATCGAGCCGTAGCAGGCGTATCGGACTTGACGAGTTATCGACTTCAAGTGCCTGGCGACGACGTTGCGTGCTCGACAGGCGAAATCTTCGTGCCCGGCAAGATCACTTTTGTGTGAGGTGAGGCATGGGGTTTACGGAAAGTGACTATGAGCACTTGGTGAATTCGCTTTTGCCGAGGGGGCCGATTTGGCGCAGAAAGAAAGGCGGGATTCTCGATGCAATTCTCTTTGCGCTGTCAAGCGAGGCGGCCAGAGTCGATGCCCGCGCTCGTGCCGTCATCGAAGAGGCCGATCCGAGAACGAGCATCGAGGAGCTTAGCCGGTGGTTTGACGACCACGGTGTTCCCAGCGACTGCGTCGCAGCTATCGCGGACCCGTCCCTTGAACAGATGAGGCAGGAGCTGATCGCCAAGATCACGTCGAACTCAGGCTTGACGGCAAAGTATTTCGAAGAGCTTGCGGCCGTGCTCGGGTACAAGGTCTCGGTGACGACCTATTCGGAGCACGACGTAGAGCACGACGTAGAGGCTCCGCTCACAGATGCGCGATGGATCCCGGTGTTCACGCTTGGCATCACGATTGACGCGACATCTGGGTATGACGAACTGACGACAGAGTGGTCCGTCGAAGAGCCGTTGGCCAGGTGGGGAAATTCTTTGCTTGAGTGCTTGATCAGAGCGTTGGCACCGGCTCACGTCGACGTCGTTTTTATTTATCAATGAAGGAGAACGTAATGGCTCAAAAAGGTTTTTGGGGTTCAGGGGCGGTAGATACGCCGCCCGATCTTTCTACGCTTCAATCTGAAGGTTATCCGACATCCGGCGATCCGGCCAAGGGCATCCCGGCCACGAAGCCTCGAGCGCCGTGGTACTACATGATCGACCAGATGAGGTCTACCGTGATCGCGGCATGTTCGATGGTGCCCAAGGCATCTGCCGAGCAATTCCTCGAGGCCCTTCAATCGTTGAAGTGGATAAAGGACAAAAGCTTACCGTCGTCCAAGCTGGCCTCTGACTTCGCCCCGGATCATCTGCTGATTCGAGGCATGGCCCTTTCGGAGCTAAAAACCGTGACGCTTAAAGACCGTGAACTTGCCGTTGCAACCGACACGTACGAACTGTACATCGGTGACGGGGTCACGCAAGGCGGTCATTTGGTGAACGGGAACCAAATCACCGAAATCCAAATGGTCCTGGCGAAGCTGACGAACGCTGTCGCTACGCTCGGCCACCAGGCGCAACCTCTCTCAGGAGTTTAACTATGGCCCTGCCTAATCTCTCTCAAATTTCCGAATCGCTCGACAAGATCATGCCTGAGCTGACGCCTGTGCCGGTCGGCACTGTGGCCTATGCGCACGAAGTACCGACGGGTTGGCTTCAGTGCAATGGTGCTGAGGTCAGCCGCACGACGTATGCGCGACTTTTCAGGAAGATCGGCACGAAGTATGGTGCTGGCAACGGCTCTACGACGTTCAACCTTCCTGACCTTCAGCATCGCGTTTTGGAGGGAACTAATACCACCAGCGAAGTGGCTCAGAAGGTAGAAGCTGGCTTACCTGACATTACAGGCTTTCAGCATACGTGGGGTTGGATTGTCAATTCGTCGTGT